ATGTGTTGGAAGTGGTAAAGGTTGCTTACCTTGATGGGTAAAAGGGTGTTGAAATGTATATAATAGTATTTTTTAATAATTATTTGTACATTTGTAGCATAAATCATTTAAAACTAATATTATGGAAGAAGAAGAAAAAAAAATATTATTAGAAATTGGAAACTTACAAACCGAATTATTAGAAGAAAGTATTAACTGCAATGGCTACGCATATAGAAGAAATGCAAGGTTATTATCAAAAAAGGTTTTAGATTTGAATAATGAATTTCAACCTAATTATTTAACTATATCAGATATTGAAAAATTAAATCAAACTACGTCTGAGCAGGGCGAACGTATAGCCGCAAAATATGAAGAAGTAAATAGACGTAATTCACCACAAATAAGAAAAACTGAATTGATGACTAAAATTAATTCAGCAAACAAAATGATTAGTGATGATATTTTTTCATTACTACAAATAGTTAGAGAAGTTGAATCTAAAAAATAACTGTATCTAATTATATAATTAAAATTAAACAAATAAAGCTACTTAGAAACAATCTAGGTAGCTTTGTTTTGGAAGTGCTTTAATTAGCTTTTTATCTTACTAAATACTGTTTTTGTATCTGTCTGGGTTCATTCGTTATCCTTATAGATAAATATGTTTGAGCACTGGTTAATGTTAACTAAATGAATCGGTTTAGATACATAATTATTATTACTAAATGATGTGGTTGCTTTACAGTTCATATCTACAATATTAATATTATGCAGTTGGTTTATATCTCAAAATAAGGCAATTTTTATATCAGTAAAATCAAACAGATTACAGTACAAACTTTTCTTTCCTAATAGATATTTATATTTAATATCTTCTAATATAAATCCTTCCTCACTGTATTTTGTAAACTTTGATTTATCTAATCATCTTTCTTTAACTTCAATAATACCATTATTACTAACATTTAAATCGTGTTTAGCATATTGGTCTGGTGTGTCTGTTGCTGTTAGTCCGTTTAATGCCAGTATCTCTTTTACTCAACTTAAACTTATTGTTTCTCTATTTGATCTCATTTTATTTAATTGTTTGATTGACAAGAATAATTGAAGATTTTTTAATCTGTTTGTTTGCTCTTTTAATCTGTTTGTTTGCTCTTTTGATTTGCCTGTTTGTTTTATAGATTATAAAATTTCAAGCGAAAAGGATAATTAATTTTTTCATAATTTTATTTGTTAGTTTGTTGTTATTAAATGATTGTGATACCTCGTACTGATTTACCGTTTATTCTGGGTTTAGATTCTATCACGGTAAAAATATTAGAATCTTTAAGTAGTGATGCTGTTGGTAGTCCTTTAATTTCTAATTTATCGTAAATGGTTTTTAGTATATCTTTTGCTTCTGTATAACTAATAAATTTGTTTAGACCAACTATATTTAAAAATTCTCTATAAACAGTATTTATTGATTTTTTTAATTTTACAGCATCTATAATTTTTGATTCAACAAAACCACAGGTATTTATTCCGCTTTGCCCTATCAAATCAAATGCATCTTTAAATAGTGGATATTCTAAATTGAATCTTTCAATAAGTAAATGGTTATTGTTTTCTAATCTATGCTGGATATATTGTTCTAATAAATCTCTAAATGAAACTGTAACTATTTTTTTAATTATAATTTCATCAAATTTACCATACATATTAATATCAGTAGCAACTAATCCAGCCTTATTATAAGCTTGTCTAAGACTTAAACCGTTTTTATATACAGATTGTGTTAGGTTATAATTAAATCTGGTGTACTGTTCTTTAAAATGGCTGTATTCAAATGATTCACCATTGAATAAACAAAACAAATCGCTTACATCTCTTTTTCTTAAAGTTTCCTGTTCTTCTGGTGTAAGTTTATTATAGATTGAAATAATGTTTTTTGAATCTGTTATTGTGGTAGTTATTTCTGCATTAAATTCTTCTTCTGTCTGGGTTACAAATCCAGTTGAATAGATATGCCATAATCTATTTTTAAATACATTGTCATATTCAGAATTACATCTTAATCTACCATTTATTTGATAAAGTGTAGTTTGAATATCAATTGCAGTTTGTTTTTTACTTGAATCTGAAATAACAACTACCAGACCATTATTTGTAAATAGATTACAACCTTGAAAGCCTTTTTTAGTAAAGAAATTAATAGGTTTATTTGGTGAACTAATTTTTGATATTTCAATATCTTTCAAATTTTGTGAATTTCTTATTGAATCTCTACAAACAACTTTTGCATCATCATTTGTAAGTTCACAAGTTTGTATTATCTGGGAAATTGTAATAACAGAATTACAAAATATGTAAAGTTGTTCTACCTTAATATAATCTTCATTCTTTAAATATAGTTTATCAGAAATAAATTCATTAATAAGATTTACAGCAGCTTTAGTAGTGTTGTTTGTTCTTATTCTGGTAGGAATTAATTTTGTTTCAACACCTCAATTTATTTCAGTGTATGGTAATTCATTTAATATATCTGGTAGAAATGTTTCCTCTATTGGTGTAGCACTTAAAAATGTGTAGTGATTGAAGTTCTTTAATTGGTTTATCAGTTCAATTATTGCTATTTCTCTAAAACCTAAATCTTCAAGTAATAAATGATACTCATCTACAAGTATCTTAAATGTTTCTGTAAGGTTTAATTTATCCAGTCATTTAATGAGTTTTGGAAACGAATCATAAGTAACTGATATTTTATAAATTCTATTTGAATTAATGTAGTCTATAAAATCTGATTCTTTAACACCTGAATAAATTCCAAACACCTTATTTGGTGAGTTTTTATCATCTGCAATACTATCTACTAAATCTACAAAAGGACAAATTATAATATAATTTCAATTGCATTTTAAAGCTGCAAAAGTACCACCAACATCAGTAGATTTTTTATTTAATATACCGTGTGGTAATCCATTTTTAAATTCTGGAATTTCAGATAAATATCTGTATCCAATTCCGTTTATTATTGTTTTTATCTTCATATTGTTCTATTTTAATGCTTTGTAATGTTGCGACATTTTCTTTTCTCTTATGTATAATTTCGGGTTTTTTGTCGCAAATTGTTGTAAAAAAAAATAAGAGTGCGTTTAAACTCTTACTTTATAACTATACACCTATTCTTTTTTAGTGTTCAATGATTGCAATTTTTCTCAACTGGTTTTAATCATTAGTTCGGTTATTTTATTATGAATATTTTGATGGCATTCTTTACAAACACATTGTAGATTATCATAAGTAAATGCCTTTTCAATACGTTTTAATCCTGTATAATTCATAAATGAATCAATGTGATGTACATCTATTGCAGGATTTACAATATTTTTTTTAATGCATATTTCACATAATGGATTTTCTAACAGTTTAGCGAGCCTTAATTTCTTTCAGGTTGTAGTATTATAAACCTCGCTTCTTTCTTTCTTGTGGTTATCTGCAACCCTGTATTTTTTAGCATAATTCAATGTTGGCATCTTCTATATATGTTTGATATTTGTATAATTCTTTTTGATTTTGTTTGGTCTGGAAATGTACCATCTTAAACTTGTAGTTAATGTACTCCAGTACTTCCTTTTCATTTATTTCAGAAAGTTCTTCCATCACCTTTAAAAGTGTATTGTGGAATATGTCCTCTGTTGTTTGACCCATTGAAAGGTTATCAATATTCTTTACATATTTAGTCCACATCCTGCTGTAATTCTTGGTAATGATATTTACTACCTCTGCTTTAATAATGACTGAATTAGTGTTAATATTTTTTATTCTAGGGTTTGAATCATTTACAGGATAAAGCACTTTATTTAATTGTTCTTCTGTAATATCTCAATCCTTACAGGTATTATTAAATCCATAATCATATATGTACTGCAATAAGGTTTCTTTAGTTTGTTTTTGTTTCTTCATAGTATTTATTTATTTGTTCTTCATTAGTATTAAATCAGTCCTTTAATATCATTCTGATAATTTTTGATTTATCAATATTGGTTGCTTTTTGCAGTATTTCTAGGTTTAAATAATTATCATCATCCAGCCTAAATATTATGGTGTTTGGTTTAGCGTTTCTTTTCATATTGTGTATTATGTTTTAATTATAAACTATCACAATATACGATTTAAAATCCACACTACCAAACTTATATACTTTTTGGTATAGTTTTTTTAATCCACTTATGACTAAATTATAACAAATTAATATAACCTTGAATTGTATTTATATGCTTTGGTAATTAATTTTTGTATTACAATTTTGGAGTTTGTGTTTTTGGAACGGTAAATAATTAAAATAAGAGTATGAAATATATAATACCAAAAGATATAGAAGTTGATGCAATTGCTTATATGAAAGATGTACTATCTGATTTAGAAAACAGATGCATATTAGAGAGTGTAGATAGTGCTGCATTAACTATGTTAGCCAGGAACTATTCAATGTTTATTAAAGCATCTAAGCAACTAGAAAATGAAGGTTCAACTTTTTTAAGTAGCAGTGGTAATGTAACTATTCACCCTTTAGTAAAAATTGCAAAAGATGCACAAACACAAGCAATGAAAGTTATGCTGGAATTTGGACTAACTGCAAAAGCTAGAACTAAACTGCCACAAAAAGAAAAAGATGAGGATGATTCACCATTTACTAAATTTATAAATGCTGGGAAGGAAACAAGGTAAAAATGAAATCTTATTATCAGTATGTAGAAGATGTTTTAAATGGTTCTATTGTAACTGGTTTAAATATTCAATTAGCTTGTAAGCGGTTTAAATCCGATTTATTGAGAGATGATTTAAATTTTACAGAAAACAGGGTAGATAGAGCAATTGAGTTTATTGGTAGCTTAAAACACTTCACTGGCAAACACTCTAATAAGTCCTTTATACTTGAACCTTGACAACAATTTATTATTGCTAATATAATAGGGTTCTACTGGAAAGAATCTAAAACTCGTAGATATTCCAGTTCTTACATAGAAGTATCCAGAAAACAAGGGAAAACGGCACTAGCAGCAGCATTATGTTTATACTATCTAATTGCAGATGGTGAGGATGGTGCAGAAGTACTACTGGCTGCAAACAGTAAAGAACAGGCTAAAATAGCGTTTGATATGTGTTCTAATTTTGTAAGGGGTTTAGATCCTAAAGCAAAATATTTAACCTCGTATAGAGCAGATATAAAATTCAATCCTACAAATAGCAAACTAAAAGTATTAGCAGCAGATGATTCTAAACTAGATGGCTTTAATGCTTCATTTGGTTTATTAGATGAATACCACGCTGCACCAAATAGCAAAGTTAGAGATGTAATAAAATCTAGTATGGGAATGCGTGAAAATCCGCATTTGTGTACTATAACTACTGCTGGCTTTAATAAATCCTTACCCTGTTATCAATTAAGAACTGTAGCAATAGAAGTATTAAATGATTTAAAGGTTGATGATTCTATGTTTATTGCTATTTTTTCCCTAGATATTAAAGACAATTGAGCAGATGAAAAAAACTGAATTAAATGTAATCCTAATCTGGATGTTACAGTTACATCTAAGTATATAAAAGAACAGGTACAGCAGGCAAAGAACAACCCATCAGAGGAAGTAGGAGTCAAAACTAAAACATTAAATCTTTGGTGTGATTCAGAGAATGTATGACTACCAGACACATATATATTAAAATGCAGTAAGGATGTAAATCTATCTGATTTTAAAGGCTTAGATTGTTTTGTAGGGGTTGATTTGGGAGTTGTTTCAGATTTAACAGCAGTTGCATATTTAGTTATCAAGGATGGAAGATACTACTTTAAAACTCATTACTACTTACCAGAATCTGCACTTAATGAAAAGGCAGGTAAAGAACAATATAAGTTATGAAGAAATAGAGGTTTATTAACTGTAACTGCTGGTAACGTAACCGATTACGATTATATAACTAATGATTTAATGAAGTATTCAGAAATAGTTAATATAAAGTGTGTAGGTTATGATAAATATAATTCTACACAGTGGGCTATAGATGCAACTGAAAAAGGTTTACCACTATTAGAATACAGTCAAAGTCTGGCTAATTTCAATAAACCAACAAAAGAAATGGAACGGCTAATATTATCTGGTAAAGCAGTAATTGATAATAATGAGATCAACAGATTCTGCTTTAAAAATGTAGTCTTAAAATCAGACCACAACAACAATGTTAAGCCAGTAAAACAAGCAGATAAAAATAAAATTGATGGTGTAATTTCTATGATACAATCTTTAGGCTGTTTTTTAGAGGTTCCAAGATATACAAACGAAATATATACAATATAAAAATGAGCTGATTTAAAAAAGATAAAACAATAGTAGAGCAAAGAAGCGGATTCTGTGAATCACTTATGTATAATGCACAGGGTGGATATACTACCAGTAAGGCAATGCTATTATCTACTGTTTATAGGTGTGTAGATGTGATTACAGATTCAGTTGCACAGTTACCATTTGAACCATATTTAATAGATTCAAATGGTTATAAATCAAAATTTAATGTACATCCTTCATATAGGTTATTAAATAAAGAACCTAATAAAAATATGAGTAGGTTTACTTTTATGAAAACACTGATTACTAGTGTTATTTTAAAAGGTAATGGATATGCTTTTATAGAAAGAGATAAACAAGGTAATGCAACCGCCTTACATTTTATACCAGCGGATTTAGTTACAATTATGCCTTCTGATATTACTAATTTGACTGGTAATTTTAGATATTCAATCACAGGATTTAAAGCACTTGTAGAGCCTATTAATATGATTCATTTACTAAACTTTAGTTATGATGGTATTATTGGTATAAGTACACTGGCACACGCAAAATTAACGCTGGGATTAGCTACAGATTCAGAAGCACACGCAGCAGGATTTTTTAAAGGTGGTGCTAATTGTGCAGGAGTTTTAAAAGTGGAAGGTGCAGTAACTAAAGAACAATCACAACAAATAAAATCAACCTGACAGACTGCATTTTCACCCGCTACTGGCACACCTAATGGTGTTGCAGTACTTAGTGGTAATATGGATTTTCAACCTGTATCAGTCAATCCATCAGATGCACAACTATTAGAAACTAGGGAATTTAATGTAGTTGATATATGTAGGTTTTTTGGAGTTTCACCAGTTAAAGCATTTGACTTATCTAAAAGCAGTTATTCAACTGTAGAAGCAACTCAATTATCATTTCTAACAGATACACTACAACCATTATTAGAAAAGATAGAATTGGAGTTTGAACGAAAATTATATAAACCATCTGAAAAAGACAATATTAATGTAAGATTTGATACGTCTGTACTTTTAAGAGTTGATAAAGCATCACAAGCAGAGTATTTTAAAAGTCTGGTTTTAATTGGTGCAATGACTATCAATGAAGTCCGTAAAGAATTAGATTTACCTGCATTAGATAATGGTGATAATAGTTTTGTTCAAGTCAATACAATGACCTTAAAGAATGCAGTAAAAGAAACAGTAGTAACAACAAAATTACAAAATGATGGAATTAAGAAACAGTAGCTGAGAATTAAGGGCTACAGAAGAAAGTAGAACTGTAGAGGGTTATGCTTTAAAGTTTAATAAAGAATCTAATGATTTAGGTGGGTTTAATGAGATGATACAGCCAGAAGCATTAGATGGTATTTTGGAAAAATCAGATATACTTTGTCTATTAAATCACAACGAAGATAGAGGTGTTTTGGCACGTTCTAAATTTGGTACAGGTTCATTAAAATTAGAAGTAGATAGTGTAGGTTTAAAATATAGATTTGAAGCACCTGCAACCGCTTTAGGTGATGAACTTTTAGAAGGATTAAAAAGAGGTGATATAAGTACATCTTCATTCGCATTTAATATTGAAAGTGATGTATGGGAGAAAAGGAGTAATAACACCTACCTAAGAAAGATCACTAAGTTTAAAGAAATATTTGATGTTTCACCAGTTTATAAAGAAGCATATCCAGATACAACAGTTGCACTTAGAAAAATAGAAGATTTAAAAGCAGATGACTTAAAAGGATATTTTGAACTATTAAAAAATAAAATAAATTAATGAAGAACACATTAGAACTATTGGACGAAAAAGACCAACTAAAGAAACGAGCACAGGAAATTGTATCTGGTGCAGAGAAAGAAATTAGAAAAATGAATGAATCAGAAGACAATGAATTTGATTCTATTACTAAAGAACTAGCTGAAAAAGATTTAGAGATTAGAAAGATTGAAGAAGATAATACAAGGAATTTAAATAAAGTAACAAATAAACAAAACAAAACTATGAAAGAATTTTCATTATTGAAAGCTATTGATGACGTAGCTAATAACCGTCAACTAAACGAAAGAGCATTAGAAGTTATTGAAGCAGGTAAGGCTGAATTTCGTTTTGCTGGACAAAACACACAAGGACAAATAGTATTACCAATGGAAACGAGGGGTGCAATTCAGGCAACTGTTGCAACCGCTGGACAGGAAGTTGTTGCAGAGGATAAACTAGGTATTTTAGAACCGCTTAGATCTAGTCTGGTAATGGTTCAAGCTGGTGCAACCTATCTAACAGGATTGACTGGTAATGTATCTATTCCTGCTTATTCTGGTAGTAATGTATTGTGAGCAGGTGAAACGGCAACCGCTACAGATGGTGCTGGTACTTTCTCAGAAATTAATTTATCGCCAAAACGTATTACTGCTACAATCAGTATATCAAAACAATTTTTGATTCAAGACTCTTTGAGTGCAGAAGCTATGCTTAAAAAGGATATTGTTACAGCTATTGCAAACAAATTGGAAGCAACCGTATTAGGTTCAATCGCTGGAAGTGCTACACAACCTGCTGGCTTGTTTGATGGTGTTGTTGCTGATTTGGCAACTGTAAACTATTCCGAAATTGTAGGACTTGAAACGGCTTTAGAATCTGCTAATGTAAGAGGTAATAAAATATTTATTGCTTCACCATCTGCAAAAGGTGCACTTAAAACAACCCTTAAATCTGCTGGTGTTGCTGGTTATTTAATGGAAGGTAATGATATTAATGGTTATAATACCCTATCAACTTCTGCTGTACCCGCTAAAGGTTTAATCTTTGGATGTTTTGAAGATTATGTTATTGCACAGTGGGGTGGTATTGACTTGACTGTTGATCCTTATTCACAAGCAGCAGATGGTAAAGTTAAACTGGTTATCAATGCTTATTTTGATGCTAAACCACGTAGGACTGAATCTTTCCAAAAGGTAATTTTAAAATAATAGATAGAATATGTATTTAACACTAGAACAAACTAAAAAACACCTAAATCTGGATGCAGATTATATTGATGATGATAATTATATCACTTCATTAATGCAGGTAGCAGAAGCAGCAGTTGAATTACATATCAATCAAAAATTAATAGATGTAGTTGCAGTTAATGGTGAGGTTTTACCCTTACCATTAATGCACGCTATGTTGTTAATGACTGGTAATTTATTTGCTAATCGTGAATCTGTTTCTATGAATGGTAAAGCAGCAGTTATACCTTTTAATTATAGATACTTATTAGACTTTTTTCAAAACTATTCAAACTAGATTTAAATGATACCAGCAGGAACACTAAAATACAAACTGTTATTTAAACACATCATTAAAACACAATCTGCAACTGGTGCTATTAGTACTTATAAAGTTGATTTACTTAGTTGTAAGGCAGCTAAAGTAAAAGCTAAAAATAGTTCTGGAATAGATGCAAAAGAAATGTTTAATAGTTCAATTATTGAATTTAAAATACGATTTAATAAACTAATCAACACTGACTTAATAGTTAGTTATAATGACTGTGAGTATAAGATTATAAGTGTTGATGACAATAAGTTTGATAACAGTATAAGTTTGATTGTTGATAAAATAAATAATTAAATCAGATGCAAATACAAGCAACTTTAATAGATTTTGATAAGGTTTATAATTCAATCAATGGATTAACCAATATTGAAAAAGATAAAACAATTAAATCTGCTTTAAAAGGTGCTTTAAGTGTGTTTTTAAACGCTGGGAGGTCTAATTTAAGAGCCAGATTAAAAGGTAATAAAACTACTGGGAATCTAAACAAGGCTTTTAAAACTAAAGTAAAACGCAATTCACTAGGTGCTTTATCTGGTTTTGGTGCTTTGGGTATGCATTCGCATTTAGTTGATAGAGGTACAGTAAAAAGGACTACTAAAAGTGGTAGAAATAGAGGTGTAATGCCTGCTAACAACTTCTGGACTGATGCAATAGCAACTAATGAAGGTACTGCAATAGCAAAGGTTTATGAAGGGATTGATAGAGCAGTAACTAGAATATTATTAAGGAATTAAGATGATAACAAAAGCATTTACAAAATTCAGCATAACAACTGATATAAGAGCATTATTAATTGAAAATGTAGAATTAAAATCTATAATCAATAATAACATATTTCCACTTATTGCACCAGAAGGAACTACAGAAGATTTTATTATTTACTATAGAGATAAATACGGTAAAGACTATACAAATTTTGGTGTTTATAGTGAACACTGTGTAGTATGAATAGTAGCAGTTAGTGATAATTACGACAGATCGCAAAATATTGCAGAGTTAATAAATGAAGCAATTGAAGGTAAGCATAATAATACTTCTGGTAATGGTTATGAATGTAGATTGATAGATTCTACAGAAGATTTTGAGGATAAAAAATATATTCAGATACTTGTATTTGAGGTAAAATAATAATAAAAATAAAATAAAAATAAAATGGCAGATTTTAATGTAAATACTGATCTAGTGAAAGGTTCAAGCCTTTTAGTATATGTAGGTGCAACACCTATAGCTTTTGCAAAAACTTGTGATTTATCAATTTCAGCAGATGCAATTGATACTTCTAATAAAATGAGTGGTAATTTTAAAAGCTCTTTACAGGGTGTAATTTCCTGAACTATTGCGAGTGATTTTTTATATACGCGAGTTGCTTTAGATTCTAATTTTGATACTTTGTTTGCTTCTATGCTGGCTGGTACTGCTATAGATGTAATAATTGGCACTACATCCGATTCTACAACCTTTGCAATGGATAAAGGCTTGTACAGTGGAAAAGCACACATTTCATCTTTGTCTTTAAAGGCAGGTGATACAGATGTTGCTAGTTGTTCAGTTTCTTTAACTGGTAGTGGTGCACTAATAAAGGTGGCAACAGTATAATAAATAATAGGTAAAAGGTAGTAGATTAATTTGCTACCTTTTATTTTTATATATAAATGATGATAAGATGAATATAAAATTAAATATTAAAAGTATAATCAGATTTGAACAGTTCACCAATAAATCATTTAATGAATTTGACTATACAAATACGGATGATGTAATGAAATTATTGTACTGTGTGGTATTATCAAACAATTCAGAATCTTTTACTTATGATGAATTTATAGAACTAAGTAAGAATAAGAAATTAAGTAAAGAGATTACAGATAAATTCAATAAAGAGATTAAGCTAATTGAATTATTTACAAGTAAAGAAGTAAAAGAAAAAACTACAGTAGAACCTACTGAAAAGGTTACAATATTTATTAAAGATATAATTGCATTACTAGTTGTAAACGCTGGAATAGATGCAAATTTTATAATGTATGAAATGTCAATAAATGATATTCCTTTATATATGAATGCTTACAATAACAAGGTGAAAGAGCAAATGGAAAATAACAGGTTATGAACTTATTTATCTATACTACCTCATATAGATTCATCAAAAATAAATAGCCCCTCAAAATATTATTTATTCCCTTGGGAATTAGAAGCACAACAGATAAGAGAAAACGCTGAATTAAAAAATATGGCTGATGAATTACCAGATATTTTTAAATCTAGTGTAGAATTAATAGAAAAAATCAACAAGCAAAAACAAGTATAAAATGGCAAATGGAAAATTATCTTTCAGTGTTGCAATAAACCTTTTAACGGAACAATTCAACAGGGGTTCAAATCAATTAAAATCTGGATTAAGAAACATACAGATGCAGGCGATGGCAATGGTCGCTGCAATGGGTGTAGGCTCTTTAGGGTTGGGTGAATTTGTATCTAATCTAATAACTACAGCTAGAGAAACAAATAGATACACTACAGCCCTTAAAAACGTTTCAGGGGGTGCTAAAGAATTTTGAGAAAATCAAAAGTTTCTAATTTCTATATCACAAAAATATGGATTGTATATAAATGATTTAACTGGTAATTTCAGCAAATTTACGGCAGCAGCAACTATTGCTAATATGTCAATGAAAGACCAGCAATTCATATTTGAATCATTATCTAGAGCCTCTACAGGTTTTGGATTAAGTGCAGATGAAACTAATGGTGTATTTCTGGCTGTAACCCAAATGATGGGTAAGGGTAAGATACAAGCAGAAGAACTTAGAGGGCAATTAGGGGAAAGAATGCCTATTGCAATGCAAGCAATGGCAAAAGCAGCCGGTACAACTGTAGCCGGGTTAGATAAGATAATGAAGGCCGGCAAACTACTTAGTGCTGATATAATGCCAAAATTTGCAAAAGCATTAAATGAGATGTTGCCAAACGTTTCTACAGATAATGTTGAAACTTCATTTAACAGGCTTAAAAACAAGTTTAAAGAGCTTACAGACGCTTTAAATGTTGGTAGTATATACAAAGGTTTACTAGATCAAACAAACACTGCATTTAGTTGGATATTAGGTAATTTAAAAACTGTTGGTAATGGGATTGTAAATGTTGTTTCATCTGTAATTATAGGTAAAGCTTTTTTAATGGTTGTAAATGCTTACAAAACATTAGAAGTAACAGCACTTAGATTTTATAAGAAACAGGCTTTAATGTCAGGTGTTACATTTGATGAAATGGCTTACAATGCTAATAAATTTAAAAACGTTTCAACTGTTGCTTTTGCTAAAGTTGGACTAGCTTTAAAATCTGCTTTTGCTTCATTCTTACCAATGTTAATAATATCTGGTATTATTGCAATAGTTCAACATTTTACTGATTTAGCAGCAAAAACAAAGGAGTTAAAAGCTATATGAGGTGATTATCAATCTGGTCTACAAAATGCAGGGCAAAATGATTCTGCTGTAAAGGATTTAAAAAAATTACAATCAGTTATTTATGATACTACCAAATCATTAGATGAAAGGAAAACTGCATTAAATGAAATAAATACTATTCTAGGAACTAACTATGAATATGATAAAAACGGTTTAAAAATTGCGGGTGATATTAACAGCAAAATAAAAGATAGATTAAATCTTTTAGAGAAAACTGCTGAATTGAATTATGCAATTAATAGTAAAATACAAGCTGGTGACAAAGTAGCAGAAAAGACAAATCAAATTAGTGTTATTAATAATCAATTAAGAAGTGATATTAATGGTGGTAATGGGGTTGATAAAGGTTTAGTTAAAGATAGACACAATTTGCAAGTTGAATTAGAAGCATTAACTAAAGTTTATGATGATGCATCTAATAAGGTTTTGTCAATTAAAACTAGTATTGAAAAAACATCTGGAAAACCCAAAAAAGAAACAGTTATAACAGATACAACTGGTTCAAAAGTAAAAGAAACAGAATTAGAAAAAGCTGAAAAGAATCATATTCAACAACTAAATGAATATAATAATCAACTAGCAAATGGTACTATATCAGTTAAGGAATACAATGAATTATTTGATAAGTTAGTAAAAGATTCAAAGGAAAAATTAGGTGGATTACTAACACCAACACAAGCAAAGAATAATGTATTATTTCAGTCCGTAAAGAATCAAAAACCTTTAACTTCTGGGAATGACAAATTAAACGATGTTGAAACTGAATATACTGATTCAAAGAAAGATTTAGATATTGAGTTAAAGCTAGGTTATATTACACAACAAGAATACAATACTGCTTTAGAATCACTAATCAAATCAACTATTAAAACTGCATATAAAATTGATAGTATTGATGTAGCAGCAACTGAATTTATTAAAGGTTTATTTGGTAAGAAAAAAGAACTAGATAAGGCACAACCAAAAGAAAAAGATTTATCTAAATATGATTTTACTTCACCTTATGAAAATCTAGGTAAAACTGATATTGAAATGGCTGGGGTTAATTTGGATAAGGCAAAAGAAGAACTAAATGCCTTAAAAGAATTAGCATTAAAAACTACTGATGATTTAACTAAGCAATTAGATGAAAAATTATCAAATGTAACCAGTTTAGATAAAGCATTAAACATATTAGAAGTAAAGAAGAAGGTAAAAGATTTACAGAAAGAATTATCTACTGGTATTTATTCAGGGGTTAAAGATATTGCAAACAGTGCTAAAAATATATATGAAGGATTTAAAGCCGTTGGTGATGTTATTAGTAATGTTGATGCTTCTGGTTGGGATAAATTTTTAGCTATATGAGATGCTTTAACTAATACAGTTGATTCTATTATGTCTGTTATAAAATTAATTCAGACTATAACAGAAGTAACTAAAGCATTAGGAATAGCAAAGAAAACAGAAGCTATTATTGATACAGCAGTAACAGGAACTAAAGTTGTAAATGCAGGTATAGGTGCAGCAGCTACAGTAGCAGCAGCAACAACAGAAACAGCCGCAAATACAGCAATTGCAGGAACAGGAGCAGCAGCATCTGTTTCATCGGTCCCTATTATAGGACCAATATTAGCTATTGCAGCAGTAGCAGGTATTGTTGGTTTATTAGCTTCATTACCAAAATTTGCAAACGGTGGTATTGTTGGTGGTTCTTCTTATTCAGGTGATAAAATTTTAGCTGGTTTAAATTCTGGTGAAATGATTCTAAACGGTGGACAACAAAGTACGTTATTCGGGCTTTTAAATGGCAATGGTGGAATTAATGGCAATAATACAGTTAATGGTAGCACTGTTGAATTTGTAATCAAAGGAAAGGATTTAAAAGGGGTTATTTCTAACTATGATAAAATTAAAAGTAAAGTATAATGAACTACACAGGACAATTTAAAAACATAAATAATACACTTTATCAAATTGATATAGATATAAATAATGGTATTACTGGCAGCACTGAAATGGTGCTAGATGGTGAACCGTTTAAAGTAGATTATAATGCAGGTGAAACAATATACGAGCCTTTAAAACTAAGCAATTCAACGTGTTCTATTTTATCATCTTCTTATCTATTTGATATTTATTCATCAACTGCACAGGGCACTAAATTAACTCTTAAAAATGTTGATTCTAATTCTGTTGAATGGGTTGGATATGTAACACCTAACATTTATACACAAGCTTTTGAACAACCTATAGAGCAAATAGATTTAGAAGCAATTGATGGTTTAAGTACACTAGAAAATTATACTTATAATCAGATTGATTTTAATGGTAAAAAGATAAAATCTTTGCAGGATATATTGATACAATGTATCAAACAATGCAATTGTTATAATCATATCTATATCAATCAAAATAACAGTTTAACTAGTTCAATTGATAAGACTAAAATTATAGACAAACTATTTATTGCTGAACAGAATTTTTTTAATAGTGATAGTACACCAGCAACGGACACAACACCAGCAATAGCAGCTAGTTCAATGAATTATAAAGAAGTATTAAGCGAAATATTAAAATATCTAGGTTATACAATTATTGCTTTTGGTGATTCAGTTTATATACTGGATTATGATTATATATCAAACAGTTATTCAAATTATAGTACTTATTCAACTACTAACAACTGGTTGACTTATTCAACTGGTACAACTAATTTAATTGATGTTCATTCAATTACAAATGATAGTTTTAAAGCAGCAGGTGGAACTATTGAATTAGATACTACATATAATCAAATCAGTATTAAAACAAGCTTGTTTAAAGAAGATAGTTTAATTCCAGATTTTTTTGATGTTAACCATTTAAACAACATAACACTAAATACCCATTATTGGGAAGATGCACTTTATCCAGAAGTAAACGGATATAAACAAAATTTGAAATACTTTAAAAATGATATGTATAATTATATCTGGTATGATAATGATGTGAACTGGAATAATATAACAATTGGTGATAATATTACAGTCAGCAATTTAACTAATAATATAGGTGCTATAGTAACTCAACAATTTAGTTATAAGTTATCAGATCCAGCACCAACAAGTAAATCCTATTCAAACTATATTCAACTGGTAAGACATTTGACATTTAGTCCAACAGCAGCACAAAATGTTGCAATGCCTGTATTAAGAACTATTGTTGGATCGATACCAAATAATAGTTATTTGTTTGATAACTACAATATAAATATTTCTGGTTCTGCTTTATGGATGACAAACGATAAAATGAAACAGTATTATATAGATCCTTCTGTAGTTGGTAAATATGACACTGATTTTTTAGAAGAAGATATAAATTTAACCGCTAAAATACAAATAGGTAATAAGTACTGGAACGGTACAAACTGGACTACTACAGATTCAACCTTTAAAATATTATTTGCAAAAGGTACTGAAACACATTTATTTAATAAGTGGTTCAATATTAAAAATTCAGTAACCAGAGCACAACTAAATGTAAGCGGTCAATTAATACCAATTCATTTATACGACCAATTAATTGGTGATATTGAATTGACTTTATATACACCAAAAAGTATTGAAACTGATGGTGATTTTATTCAGATTGATAATGTATTTATAAAAGATCTTAGTTTCAAATTAGTAAAGGAGAATCTAGGTAAAAATGATGAAACTGATACAGAATATTTGAATGTTATAAACTCAAATTTCGTAAATAAATTTAGTGATTTATCATTCAAAGTTTGCAGCCAGACCAACAAGGGAATGAATTATAGTAGTGTTATTGAATTAAGTGATATAGGAACTTATAAATACAATTCTGGCATATTCAACAAATCATTAAATAAGTCACAACTACAGGAGTATAATATAATTGAAAAGTATGTAGATCAATATTCAACACCTAAAAAGATTTTAAATCTAACTTTAGGTAATAACTATTATCCTTATACATTATTTAATTGTTCATTGTTTCCAGCGGATAAGTACATAATTAATAAAATGTCAATTGATTACTATAATAGCAATAACTTAGTAACTATTGTAGAGAAAATATAAAAATAAAACGAAATGAATTTTATACAGAAAGACATAACATCACAAAGAAACAACACCAGTACAACTACATCAAATTCTTATTCTGGTGGTATTTCTGGTATAATGACGAATTTAGGGTATTTAGAGTTGATTAAAGCAACTTCTAATATTGATAATGGTATTATATTAAAAGATAATGATTATGCATTTGGTGGGGTTACAGGTGACACTACAACCTATTTACTACATACTTCAGATAATGTAAATGAAGGTTGAATATTTCAAAACAAAAATTCAGTAGATAAAACAATAACAGATGTTGCTTCTTTAAACGGTGCAGGATTATTAACTATTAAGGGTTTAAATATTACCAACGGAAATAAAACGGTTGAATTAAAAGTAGATGACAATGGAAATTTATTTATAGATCAAACTGTTTATTCAGCAGGTGATATAATTGCATTTTCTACTGATGGAACAGGTGGCGGTACTGGTGGTGGTGGATTGATTGAACAGGTGTTTGATTATAATAACTTGCTGGCTGCAAATGATGATACATATTCAGAAACTGACTATACCAATACTTTCAATGCTTTTGTAACCTATCAACTGAATAAGAGAATAAAAACTATTGAAAACACTAATTATTTGACTGGTATTAATTCAGGATTGATAACTGGTGCATTGGGTTATACACCATACAATGCAACAAATCCAGCGGGTTATATTACAGCATCAATTTTACCGACCAGATTAACACAGTTAACTAATGATTCAGGATATATAACAGCTTCTAGTTTACCAACTAAATTAAGTCAATTAATCAACGACCCTAATTATGCTACAGTAGGCTATGTTGATACTAAAGTATCTAATTTGGTAAATAATGCACCAGCGACATTAGACACCTTAAATGAGCTTGCAACAGCATTAGGGAACGACCCAAATTTTGCTACAACCATAACAACATTAATAGGAACTAAACAGTCACAATTAAACGGTTTAGGTTTTGTTAAATTTAATGGTACAAGTGTTAGTTATGATAATAGTACTTACTTAACAACAGGGGCTGCATCATCAACATATTTACAGCTTTCTGGTGGAACTTTAACAGGTGCATTAAGTGTAAATAGTAATACTACTACAAAAGGTTTAACCATAACTAATGGCTCAAAATCAGTTAATTTAATTGTTGATACTGATGGAAAATTAAGCATTGATAAAGATATTTATTCATCTGGTGAAATTAGTGCTTATGGTGCTGGTATTGGTTCAGGTGGTTCAGGTTCTGGCTTAATTCAAACTGTTTATAATTATGCAAGTATGGGCGGTTCATTTGATAATAATAACCAAACTGATACATTCAATGCCTATTCAATTAATGCAATTAATAACAGGTTAACAAGTGCTGTTAATACAATCAATACTTTACAACCTATATCAAGTGCAATTAATACAGGAAATATAGGTACATATAATTTTGCAACACACAGAGGAGAGGGAACAGATTATATTAACTATTCAAGGTTTGTTTATAATAACGGTGCTTATAGTGGTTCAGGTTGGATTGAACCATCTGAGTTAGGGGTTAGATATGCAGCATCAGCAGGAAATGCATCTACTTTGGGTGGTTATAGTTATTCAGGTAATCCTGATGCAAATACTATTGTTTTAAGAAATAGTGCTGGTTATATACAAGGTTCTTATTTCAATTCAAATAGAGGTGATGAAACATCAGCAGCAGCCAGTTATATATATGATACTGGTGACGGTTGGATGAGAAAGAAAACATTAGCTAATGTAAAAAGCGAAATAGTAACCAGTGGTGCTGTTATTAATGGATTAGGTTATACACCATATAATAATAGTTCTATTGGCAATGCATCAGTTAATTATTCAAATAGTGCGGGTCAATCCAGTTATTTAACTACTTCTTTAGCTGGTACAAATAAAGCTAATTTGATTTATGCACAGATAGCGGATAATGACTTTTTCAGGCTTCAAGTTGGGGGCACTGCAACTAATGCTGGCTATGTTGAATTTGCAACCGCTGACGATGGAACAGAACCGATTTATTTTAGACAGTATACAGGGGTGTTTAGTAGCTTGGTTAGAACTGCAACGATTTTAGATGAAAATGGTAATACATCATTTCCTAATACTGTTAGTGCTTCAAGGTTCAATGGTTCAGGTGCTGGATTAAATAGTATTAGCACAAGTCAATTATCTAATGATATGGGTTGGGTTAATTCAACTGTTAACCGTTGGTATGATGGTTGGGTAAGTGGGGATGTTGGTGGTTATAATGCTAATACAATTGCACCATCAAAATCAGGTTTTTCATATTCAAATAATTGTCCTTATGGTGGGTGTTTAGTTCATTTTGATGCTGGTGGATATGGGTTGCAGTTATCAAGTAATTATAGTAACGGTAATGAGGTAGGGTTTAGAACACATAATGGTGATAATGGTATATGGAATAGTTGGAAATCATTTTGGCATAGTGGAAACTTTACACCATCAAATTATCAACTAAATTTAGGTTATACACCAATAAATAAAGGTGGTGATACTGTTGATGGCATTATGTATTTTAGAACAAATAAAGGAAATGGAACTTATCTTAGTAATAATAGTCAATATAGTTTAGAAGCCTATGCAAGTGATGGTGGGGCAGCTGCAATGTCATTTCATAGGTCGGGTTATTATGCTATCAATATGGGTTTAGACCCTGACAATGTATTCAGATTAGGGGGATGGTCAGCCCCTGCAAATTTAATGCAAATAAATATGTCGGGTGATTTAACAATGGCAAGAAATATAACAGCAGCAGGAACAATAACAGCAGCAGGTGTAATAAAAACTAATTCATATTTTAAAACAACTGGTTCAGTTGGTATGGCTGGTGATTATGATGAAAATGGTACAACTGATAAAGTTATTTGGACTATAGGAACGAACTGGGCATCTGTTGGTAGTATGTATGGTTTAGGATATAATTATAACGCTATTCCAGGATATGGACATAGTTTATTTATGGCTAATGCTGGAAGTAAAAAAATTCAATTTAGTTTAGAAAGTGGAAACATTAATACTAATGGAAGTTTAGTTGTATCTGGAAGTGCTTTTGTAGGTAATTCTTTAAGTGTTATGGGTAATATTGATGCTAATGTTAATATGAGTATTAATAATGTTGATTCAAACACAACACTACATTTTAAAGATGATGGCTCAGATTGTAGTTATATATCAAGCGGTTGGGGTTCTGAAAGTATGGATTTTCATTCTATTTTTGGAATGAATTTCTATTCAAATTCTGTTGCTAGAATGTCACTTTATAGTAATGGGATGAATGTTAATGGCAATTTATTAGCAACAGGTGAAATTAATGCTTATTCTGCATCAGATAAAAGATTGAAAAATAATATTAAATCAATAGATAATTCACTAGATATTATCAATCTATTAAATCCAGTTAGTTATAATTGGAATGAGAAAGCAAAAGAATTAAATTCAAATAAAACAGATAAAAAAGATGTTGGTTTAATAGCACAGGAATTAAAAGAAGTACTTCCTGAACTGGTTCATACTATCTATAATGATGAATATTTAAGTGTTGATTATATTAAATTAATTCCTTATTTAATTGGTGCTATTAAAGATCTAACAGAAAAAATAAATAAATTAGAAAGCAAATAAAATGAGTATAGGAACAACAAACATAAGTACTACTGTTGTAGGTCAGGCAATTGGTTTAGGTAGTCACAATGTAGGTGCATTATGTGCATCTACTAATGTAAATAAATGAAGCTTTTATAAACCTGTTTCTGTTAATAAATTAAGCGGTTTAGTTGATGCAGATTACTATGCAGTTAATGATGGGTTCACAATACCAGAATATAGCAACCCATTAGATTTAATTAATGCTTTAATTGGCGGTACAAAGTGGACATATAACAAACCCGCTGGGGGTGCTGGTTCACCTTACAGATTAGGGGATTTTAGGGGATATAATCATAGTGCAACAGATTGGTTTAGTCTTTCAATTAATGGTGGTTCTGATGTAGAATATAGCAATAATAGGACTTTTTCTATGAATATTGATATTCCATATCTATTAAATTTCAACAAGTTTCAATTCGCTAAAACAGCAGCAAATGTTTTAGATGTTGGTTTGATTCTGGTTAATAGTTGGAGTAGTAGAAGTAATGGTTATTTATATAAAATCAGTGATATAAGAGATTATGAACAGTTGAATTTAACTGTATTATCGGATTTGGGTTTAGGGGGCTGGTATGTTGTACCAGTCTTATTTACTCATTCAAATCAGGCTAATAACAGTTTATTGTATTTCAATCAAAACAGTTCATTTTATGGCACATTCTATCTGTTACCGTCAAATCCAGCAACTATAAATATTGTAGGTCAAAATGGGGGTGTTGTGTTGGGTAATATATCAGTTAATTTCAATGATAAAAATATTGATGTTTATGGTTATACTGTCTACATATATTCATTTCAATTATATATTGAAAATACAAATAATCAAGATGTTACATTGTATATGACAGGTCGAATGCAGGATGCAATGGCTTATGGTGGAATAGAATCAACTAATGTAACTATTCCAGCACATTCTAGTACTTATCTGGAATTATTCAACAATGAAAAGACCTATGAAAGTGTTGACGGTTCACCAATATTAGAATTAACTTATTCTTATGGTTCAACAAGTTTAACAACAAGTTTTGAAATAAATAATTTATAATATAAAAAATGAATTAAAATGAGCATAAAAGAAAGAAAATTAAATTTACAACTGGCTACAGCCTGTTTTCTCGTGTTGGTTGGTGTTGGTCTATTAATAGCAGGATTTTGAGTAGCACCAGTAGGTGTTATTCATAGTAGTATATTAGTAGCATTTGGAGAGATTAGCACGTTTGCTGGCTCATTGTTTGGGATAGATTATCATTATAGAAGATTAGGATAAATAACAAAGTTTAGAAAATTCACGAATAATAAAATAGAATTATGAAAGATATTAAAGAATTAGAATTTAAAGTAAGTATAGAGGATGCAAATATAATTTTGAATGCATTAAGTAAGCAACCGTTTGAACAGGTTGCTAAACTGATAAATCAAATTACAAACGAAGCACAGGAACAATTAAACCCAGTAAAAGAATAAAATAATGGCATTAACAAAAAAAATAGACTTCTTAAACGGAGTTATAACAGAATCAGCTTATATTGAAATAAGCACTATTAATGTTGATTTCGATATGAAAACAGCTAATTTTAATGTGAAAACATACCTAGATAAAGCAACAAAAGATGCAGGTTTACAACCAATGCAAACAGAATATATACATATTTCAGATACTACACCAATGCCAACAGATAAACCAGTTTTAAACTTTAGCACTTATTTCTCAACAGGTAATATTAAAGCAAATGCAGAAACTTATCTTTTGACTTTAGATAAATATAAAGACTGTGTAACAGTTGAATAAACTTAAAAGGTTGCGTCAAAATGATGCATCCTTTTTTTTTTGATGAAAAACTTCAACAAATATCTAGTTAAAAATATTTTTTTCATAAAAAATAATAATTCTTTGTTATAAATTCGCAAATATTAACGACAGATAAGAATAATGATGGTAATAGTTGAATTTGTACTCTTGAAACAGTTGCTAGACTAATTGCTAAAACTACTTCTAAAAAAAGTACAGAAAAAAGTGATTAAACTACTTATAGGCAGATATATACAAAATATTATAAAAGGTTTTTAATGAAATATTTTATCTAACTTTGCATCTGAAAAATTAATTAAAAATGAGCCAAAAAGCAATACATATTAGTAAAACAAATAATACTTTTTGGAATAATCCAATTACTATTATTGGCTTTGCTATTCTTGTTTTTGGATCTGGTTTTACTTGTGGTATATATTATCAAAAAAATGAATCGAATTTAGAAGCTATAAAAGTATGTGGTGCATATAACAATACTCTAAATGAAGAAAGAAATAAACATACCTTAGATGCTTGTAAATATGAGAATGAAATTACAATATTAAAACAAAAGTAAATAAGGCTATTAGAGTGTTTTAAATTCCTATATTGTTTTTGAGAAAAGTGTTGAATTTATTTTAGAAGTTATTAGAAATTAATTGATTAAATTTGTAATACATCAAATATACAAATTGAATGCCACATAATTAATTACATATCAAATATATAAGATGAATTCCTTTGTTGGTGAATAAATATCAATCTTTAATTCGTTTTCCCAACAATGCACTCAGGTTAAAACGCTTTTTTAATTTTTGCAATATACAACAGGTAATAATAATGGTAATAGTTGAATTTATACAGAATCATTTTAAAACTATATGCGCTTCTATAAGTGCATTAGGTTCTATTTATGGTATGTTTAAAAAGAAAACACCTGTAACTAGTAAATCATCAAATAAAGTTAGTCCAAAAGTCAAAATTGGAAAACTAGACAGATCAATGAATAAACAGAATAAACCTACATTCAATTTTATTCAAGTCAATATAAATATCAATAAATAAAGATTTAAGTAGCTTTTCTTTTAGATATTAAAAATCTAATTTGTTTTTATGAAATTTTTTTCTTGTACCATATATACTTTCATATTCAATAGATACATCTATTTCTTGAAGCAAAAGACCTATTTTGATTAATTCATTTACATCAAAACAATTTTTTTCATATAAAATAGTTTTTGTAGAAGATGAAATATGAGCATTTCCTATATTAATTAAATATTTAGTATCCTTATTTTTATCAAAAGCATTTTTTGAAAATAAATTATTATAGTTATTATATATATATCCATTATGTTCAATTTTAAAAGACACAATTTTTGCAGTTCCTAAACCAAAATTTGCAAGTTCTATTTTTATTAAATTATCAGTGAATGATATCTCACTTATTAAGTCTAATATTGGATCGAGCATTAATTTATTATGTTTAATAGTTTGAATTAAAGTATAAATGCTTATAACAATTGCCACTATTGCACATATAAAACTAGGTTCAAAAAAAGTTTTATGATTATCTAAAACCAATACTTTTACTGTATCATTCTGTAAAACAGCGTTTAATAATGTCATAATATATTTAGGTTACAATTTAATTATAAGAATTACAACTACAATTAATATTTTTCATTTGAATAGAATTGATTATTATTATTTTATATCGTTAACTATCAACATTCTAACTGCAATATAATCTCTTAATTCTTCATTTGTCATATTTATGTCAATTTTATTTTTCAATTTTGTATATATAGATTGAAGTTCTTCTAATTGATAAATGTTTTGCTCTGAACTTAAATACTGAAAATAAATAGTCTTTGAATTTAAAAATTTTCCAAAAATAGAATTTGTTTCTTTAATATATTCTTTAATTTTACTTTCTTCTGAATTATTGATTTTCAACAAATGTAAATTCATAATTACACCTGAAAACTCAAATAAATTTACTATTAATGAAATTGCAGCATCTTGTTTTTTAGAATAATCATTTTGTCTTTTCCAAATAAAATACCCTACTAAACCCAATATTCCACCGACAACTAAACCAATAATAATCCCAGATAAAACAGTAGTCCAAAATGTAATGCTATCTATGTACATAATATTTTTTATATAGTGCTACAAATTAAAGTGTGATATTAGTGTGTTTTTAAATAGAATCATATTCCAAACACTTTGGATATTGTATAAAGTAACATTGATAATAATGAAAGTATAGAAGTTATTTTAAATATAGTCCAACATCTCGCATAAAACATATTCGGTTTATTTAATTCACCTTTTGTATTTGTTGATATTTCTGATTCCATTTTTACAAGTTCTTTCAATATTAAAGTTTCAACTCCAATAGAATTAACTACACCAACATACAAGGCAATAGTACCAAATAATATATTTAAAGTGAATAAAACAATCGTAGAAATAAATGAATACATTTCTATAAAGTTAACTACTTTCTTGTTATATAATGAAATTAATACGGCTAAAATAGTAGATGACATTAGTAGTATTGTTTTGGTAAAATCAGTGATATTAAATATTTTATCTTTAGATGCGGCTTCCAATTTAGTGTTTAAGTTACTTTTACGTGCATAATAATTTTCAAAAATCTTTGTAAAGGGTGAAGCTTCTTCCATAATATTAATTTGTTTAGTTAGTGCTACAAATGTACAAATAATTATTAAAAAATACTATTATATACATTTCAACACCCTTTTACCCATCAAGGTAAGCAACCTTTACCACTTCCAACACATTCATACCATTTAGGTATTATAATCCTGTAGTGAGCCTTATATGATGTGTGATGATGTGTTAGTGGTTGTAGTAGTAAGGTGGGATAAAACCAATTAATTAAACCGTTTGATAAATAATTTATTGGATAAGTTGAGATGATAAGTAGGGTAACAATCCAGCTTTATCTATCTAGGATTATAAGGACTACAACAGATAAAATTATATTGTAAAGGGTTTAATCTAAGTAGAAGATAATAGGTTGTTTAAGAGGTGGTTATAAGGCATAATAGGGGTAGGGGGTTAAATTTGTGGATATGAGGGGGTTATACCTCACCCCTCCCTCCCTTCCACAATCAGAATTTTTTGAGAATTTCAAAACTTCCAATTCATTAATATTCAGTATCTTTGCATCCTAAATTATTCTATTCTTTATTAAGTGGGGTTATTTTATAAAGTTTTTTGAATA